TGTATAAAAACATCATAGCCCCATTTTTTTAAAATGCTCATAAACGATTTTTCAAGATTAATCATAATTATGCAGACCTCGCTTAGGTATCGGGTCGTAAGATAATTCTCTATTTCTACTTGCTCCGTAAAGGTCTCTTTCCGTTAGGTAGGTACTTCTTCCCGTATCTGGGTCTATGTAATTACCAGCATTCACAACTGGCATTGTAGGCAGTCCTTTTGGCTGAAAGCCTCTAGCCCCAGTTATCCCGGCCAACATTTCTTTTCTCAATGCTGCTGCAATTTGGCACCAGGTGACGGCATTGCCTCTGCTTATGTTCGTTCTTGGCAAGTTTCTTGCCGTAACAGTTAGGTCGCCCAACTGCACGGAAACGTCATCATCTCCACCATAGCTATAAGTTCTACTTAGGTCGCAAGCTGTTGCTGCCTTTATATATTCTAGGCTAGTGTAGTTTATTCCAGAAGCTGGGTTTGAATCATTGAACTTATAAATATCTCTTACTTCCATTGAATGATAATGTATTATTTCACCAATTTCAAGCAGGGATGCTTCCGGAAAGTAAGCTTGCATTTCTTCTGGGTTTAAATAAATTGGGTCAACATCTGCCGCAAAGGTGATTATTTCATCTGCCTTTAACGTTATGACAGGCTTATATGTATCGGTAGATGTGCTGACATAAAGCTGCTGATTAACAGTTATTGAAGTTCCACCCGGTATGTTGCCTACAAAAACTATTTTGTACGTATCAGCTACCGTTGGCGTAAAGTCGTAGTAATACTCTGAGCTAGTAAGGGATGTCGCTGTAGTTGAAATAAGTTGAGTATTGTCTGATTTATAAATTGTTACCAAAACAGAGGAAGGACTAACTAGTATTTGTGCTCCAGTAACATTGTTGACGTCAACAAATTTTACTTTTATTCTTACTTTATCATTTATCAATACGGTATTAGTTAGCATGGGGGGCTCCAGAAGAAATCAATATTTAATATAGTAATTATATTTAGCCTATTATGGATATTTCACCGCTCGCACCAACAGATATAATTTGAGCTGAAGATATAGCGTCTACGTCCTCGTCCAAAACTTGGATAGAAACAATTCCTTGAGGGTTTATATCTATACTTAGAACGCCAATTGTTGTTGAATTTGAATAATCTTCGTTAGAAGCATAGAATATTGTTACATTATTTAATACAATTGGGCTTATTAAGCTATTGGCGTAAATTATTAAAGTGCCATTATAAGACACGTTAGGACTATTATAGCTCATTGCTTCATTATAAATCATATTGCCCCGACAGTTAAGTATCCTATAGGACAATAGTAATAATGGTTAATACATTAGCCCAGCATCTTTTTTTAAATTTTGTAACCATATTCTTGCTTCGCCAGCCTCCGGGACAGGCTTGGAGTCAGCCGGAGTTCCATAGAGGATAGCAGCAAGGTAGGCAATTCTTTTCCCGGCGGTAACTCTCTCAACCTCATGGGTGCCAACGTAATTAGTTGGATATATGGTTATACTACCAGCCTTGGGCTTATGTCTATACTTTGCATATTTAAATATTATATCTCCACCTAAAAAGTTTGTCCCATCCAATTCTTCTTCAGAATCAACTCCATCATTTAAGTATATGTTTATACTTACTTTGCTGTGTTTTGGGTATTCATTTCTTGGAGCTACTCCATACTCCCATGGAATCTGATCATCGCAATGGGGACCGATTTTTTGTCCACCTGAATAAGTAGCTATATGTCCGGGGCTTCTCCACCAACAGACTGTTGCAGCTACGTCGTATATCTTCACATATTCTACTAAAGCTTCATAAATTAAATCTTCTAAATCAAATATTAACTTACATTGTTCCGCGGTTGGCTTTCTGTCAGACATTCTACAGAGAGGATCAACGAATCTTTCTGGTGCCTCGCTTACTTCGGATAAATCAAATCTAAAACCAGTTCTGTTAATAGCAAACTTTTTTCCATCTTCTTCAAAATAAGTAAAAGTGTCTTCTTCTTCTTGCTTAAGCCATTTTATGTATTCAAATAACATATCTTGGTCGATATCAAATGCGTTAGTCATAACGCACAAACCAGCACCTTTATCCTCTATTTTAAAATCTTTTTTTAACATATTAATAATTCGATCTTGTTAAATTAAACTGCTCAGATGATTCATCGTAACCTTTTGATAGAAGATAGTTTCTATAGTCGGGTACTAGATTTGGCATGTATAGGTTAGTCGCATTTTTTGCCATTTCTAATTCTTTTCTTGGGTCAACGACAGACTCTCCAACTTCAGGGTTGGGTGTCCCGTGGCTATACCAGCCGAGATAAGAATATCTTTCTCCGTCTTCTACCGGCTTAACTTCATGCGCTGCCATAAAGTTAGAAGGGAACATCAATAAGTCGCCCTTCTTGGGTTTTACATCTATGTCTAAATAATTGAAATAATGATGGCCACCAATGAAATTTGTGCCATCTAATTCTTCTGTCGTATCAACACAAGAGGTTAAGTAAAATACATTGCTTATAGTATTTCTAGTTGCAAGCTGGTCCTTAGGTGTCCATACGTCATATATATAATCTGCGCTTACATCCGAATGGCTACCCAAGTAAACATCTTTCTTATACTGCACTATGTGACCCTTGACTTTCCACCATACGCATTTAAATGCCAAAGGAAACAGTTCAAAATACTTCAGCAAGTATTTATCTTTTGACTCTTCTACAAAATCAAATATTTCTTTTATCTTTTCGTCGCTATATCTATGTATAGCGGACCCTCTTCCTGGCATTTGATCAATGCTGTCTTTGCCAAAAAAGTATCCACTTTTATTAAGATAAATTTCATCACCGGTTTCTGGATCTACGGCGGGCACATACATTTCTTGCTTTTCTTTATTAATAGCGTCTCTGCTAAACTCTCTAATGTAATCCCAATCAATATCAATAGCTGATTCGAATAGAACCACGCCACCACCTAAATGTTTTGCTTCAACGTCATTGAATTTCATTGTCTACTTCCTTTAAGGTGTTAGCACTATTATACATTCTTCTGGTTGGTTGTAGCAAATCACCATAAAAATCTTCAGGCTCGTTAGGGTATTTATCATGTATGTATTGCTTGTACTCCTCAACTATTTCTGGCATCCATATTTGTCCCTGTTTACCAACAGGTAAATTACCATTAATTAAATTAATTCCTCTTTCTACATGTTCTGAACCATGAGAATAATAGCCAATGTACGCATATCTGCCGCCTTCGTGGCATGCTTTGACCTCATGAGTCGCAATAAAGTTAGATGGGAACATCAACAAGTCTCCTGCTTTTGGAGAGTATTCCACTCCACAATATGGGAAGACTATGTGTCCACCAAGATATTCATCTTTTATGATTTCTTTTTTTGAATCCACAGATGTGTTAAAATACAGAATAGAACCTAAAACACTTCTAGTTGCCACTTGTAGATCGGGCTCAAACCCAGGTTGATAATTAACGTCATTGTCGCTATGTAGCCCCATGTCACTTCCTGGGCCATAGGCTAATACATGGCCTTGAGTTCTCCACCAAATACTCGGCAGTGCCATTGGGTACATTTCCAGATACTGAAGAAGGCATTGTCTAAATGCTTTTTCGCATTCAGTAAAAAACAATTCTATTTTATCAGAATTATTATTGTCTAAAAAATTCATAATATGGCTAGAGCTTTTTTCTATATCCTCTAGCGCATATCTATGACCGCTTCTATTTATTGCGTAAATACTTTCGTTAAGATCATTTTTTATTATTGTATAATCTTCTTCTACTGCTTTTTGCTTTAATGATTTAATAAAAGGTATTACTTCTGGGTATTCTTCCATCTGTATAACATTTTGAAATAGAACAATCCCAGTTCCTAGTTTTTCTACATTCATGATATCAAATTTTTATTGCTTCAGTTCCACAAGGTCCTTCTGGTAAGTCTTCGGACAAATTATTATCCTTAACTTCTTCGACTTCTTCAATCTCTACCGCATCATGAGACGTGCTGTACTGCGCAACTTCTCTTCCTTGATAAACAGGATTCCATCCAAGTTCTACTTTGTATTTTTCTGGTTCAGAATAGATTGAATATGGTGACCTACAATACATTTCGTAATCATCATATATGTTATTCAGCCAAACTGGTGGACACCATTGAAAGCTTTCATCTGGTTCAACAATCATGATGTTTGCATTTTTGTCATTTGCACCTTGGCCAAAAAATGTTAAATAACTATATCTAACCCCTTTGCCCATTGTCTCTACGTCGTGGGATGCAACATAGTTTGTTGGGAAAAAGATTACATCGCCTTTTCTTGGCTTATATGAAATGCCTAAATGGACAAATCTAAGATGTCCTCCTGTAAAATTTCTTCCATCTAATTCTTCTTCTGAATCAACACAATCGTTTAAGTAAATTAAAGCACCACATGTTTGTCTTGATGCAACCATGCCCTTAGGCATGTATCTAACACCTTTTGTGACCTTATAGTTAGTATCGTTATCTGCATGACAGCCTAGTCTTCCGCCATCGCCGTAGCGCAGTATGTGGCCTCTTGTTTTCCACCATATACTACCCAGTATAAGTGGGTATTGATCTATATAACTTATTAGGCACTTATAGATTTGATCTTCTAGGTGATAAAAAAATGTTTCTACTTCTGGAGGTGTAGATTGATTTACTGGATCAAGTAATCTTACTGGAGCAGCTGGAACATCTTCCATCCTATATCTAAATCCATCTTCGTTAATACCCATTGTTACACCATCAACTTCGACATACTGCCATCGTGTTTTATGTGCCTCTTCTGCATTAGCGTCGATGTAAGATAGTATCGGATCTTGGTCTATGGTAAAAGCATTTCTAAAAACAACAACGCCTGGACCAAGAATTTCATACTCGATATCTGCTATCCCCTTAGCTCCTTCTTCGTCAACTGGCGGGCTAGATGGAAAAGCTACATCTCTATACTGTGAATTTTCTGGCTCTATATTGTAACTCATCCTAACATCTCCTCTATTGCTTCCATGATAGTCCAGCCAGCGCCCATAACTCTAGGCTCTTCATCTAGCGGACCATCTTGCCAATTAAATCTAGTAATGAACATCCCTTGAGGACTTAACAAAAACTTCTCATAGCTGTGAGGAATTCTTGCTATTGCTTGACCAACTAAGTTTTGGCCCTCCATAGCTGCATCACTGCTATCTGCAGTTGTATCTGAGTAACCTCTTTTTTCTGGGCCCTTTAAGAAAGAATAAAGTGGATGCTCATTTTTGCCGTTAACTTCTATTTTTTGAGAAATAGGAAAACTTACAAAAGGATAAGCTTCTTTTATAAAAGCTTCTATCTCATTATTTTCTTTTGGTTCCTGTTTACCAAATTGATCACATGGTACGCCAACAACACTAAAACCCTGATCTTTATATTTTTGATAAATGAATTCAAGTTCCCATAAATACTTACAAGTTCTTGCATAGGAAAAAGTTACGCTACACTTAGGGTCATAACCTAGTTTTGATGCTATGTTTGTTACAAGGGTTAATTTACCCTTAACTGATTCCATAATATTATATGAGCCGTCAATTGACAACAGCTCAATGTCATATGCTGAATTATTCATATCTGACCAAATCTACTTTCATAGTGGAAAAATCTCCTACCCTTAAAATAGCTGACATATCTTTTACTGTGAAATCGATAGTGCTAAATTCTAATTCTAATCTTGTTTTCATTGGAGCTTCTATATCTGCAGCGAACAAAGTGCTCAGGCTCTGTGTCTGAGTAAACTGCACAGTTCCCTTTTCACTCGACGCTGTAGCCGTAATTAAACCGCCAGTACTATCTATGCTTATACTATAAGCTTCTGTTCCAAGTGGATTAACCACTGTTGCTTTCCATTTATTAATCATAGAACAATTATATCATGTATTACTGTTTAACGACAACTGTAACCCCATAAAATAGAGGTATGTGATACATATTGCAGTCTTTTCTTGATTTTATTTCACTATGGTATTGCCAAACAGGAGATGCTTGAGTGTCGTTTTGATAAAGAAAAATGCTATCTGATGAATTTTGAATTACCAAAATTCCGCCTTTATTTAATCTATCAAGATAAAAGTCTACAGGTATAAAAGGATTTTCCATATCCTGTGACCACCCAACAATCATGTCAAACATATAACTATTGCAGTTGTCTTTTTCTAAATCTTGATGGCTAACAACACTATAGTCTATTGGAGTATTTTCTTTTTGAAATTTTTCATACATTGCTGTTTTTTTATTATTCAACATATATATATTAGACCCATATAAATCCTGAAAAGGCTTTAGCCTAAATCTATCTAAACCGCCAGACAACGCCAATATATGATTACCCCTACTAATATCCATTAGCATTTGGATGAGTAGTATCGGCATCCATTGAGATTGACCGTACGAATCAGCTAAGCTTGGTCTTGGGTAATGTATAACAAACTCGTAGTCGCTTGCTCCGCCAGTAGCGATATTTCTTCTATCTACACCAATTGTTTTAAATAAGTAGTCGGAAATTGCAACTGATTCTGGCCCATCTTTTTTTGTAGATTCGTTAGCATAGGTGCGCCAATCGTATTCCCAACTAGTAAAATCAAAAGATAATTGTGGTTCATATCTTTTATCACTTGACATTTTGTACCTCGTGCAGAGCTACCTGGACATCAAACCAAGCTCTTCTAACTCCCCTATTTAAAACAATATTTTGTTTTTTAATATATTCCTGAACCCCTATGTTGTAATCTGGATCACTATGCTTATACACGTATCTATTCCTAATTAGGTTTATTACGTCGTCTATCTTAATTGATTCAAATTTATTTTCTTCAATTCCAAGAATAAACAAAAAAGATGCTAGATGCTGGGATCGATGCTCTAAATCTTCTTGAGCTCTATATTTGTTCATCTTCCTTCTCCTCTTTGAACATCGCAACGCCTTGGCACATACTAACCGGCTTACCTGCAACGTAATATATCCCAGTAGCAGAATCCCACTCTATTGTTTCATTGTCCCAATCCGGGAAATCAGTTATAGACTCTCCCTGTCTTGCTTCAATTTTAAACTCATTTGACTCACCTATGCCACTCATTGTTAAGCCAGTTTCTTGTAAGAAATTATTTCATCAATGAGACATTTAAATGCGTTGTGTTGCGGAAGACTTTCATCAAATGGGTTTTCTGAATCTTGATTTAAATTTTCATAATTTACATTTAATAATAAACTTAATGTAAGTATTGATTTTTCTAAAAAAGATTTAGCTTGGTCTTTTGCTTTTTTGGAATCATACTGATTCAATTGCATCTTTATCTCCTTCGTTATTCTGATTATACCACATCTTTTTAAGATCTCTATAATCAAAATTTAAATTATCTATATACTCTTCATATGATTCTTGATCTGGAGCACCCCAATAACCCAGTTCAGCCCCTGAAAGTATTTCAAATGAAGCACCTTTTTCTGGGTAATTTTGAATTTCTAAATCCGAATGTTCAAATAGCGCCTGATATTCCAAGTCTCTAGATATGCTTCTCCAAAAATCAGATTTTACCCAATCTTTAATCGTAACACCTTTGGAAAGCAGCGGAGCCTCGCTAGTTGCAAAAATTCTCCAACCTCTAGTTGATAGTCTTATCGACAATAATTGTTCTTCTCCATAAAAAAAAGTTCTTGGATCAGGCATGCATTCTTTAAAAGCTTGCATCTCACCAAAAGCATACATCCCAGAGCAAAGGTAATGTTCTTTAAATTTCAAAGTTGAGTCAAATGTTTCTGATGACATTTCATAATATAAGCCTTGATATCTTTTAACGGAAACTGGAATTAGCGTACTCGGGTTCCATACCCCAATTATTTCTATGTTATTATTTTTATCTCTACGCCAACCCTGCACCACATGGCTAATGAATGGTTTATCATACTGCTCTTTAAGTTCTTTAAACTGGTCTTTAACCGTTTTGTCCCAATCTTGCTTAAACAAAGTATGAGAATCAATATACATGCAATAATGCTCGCCATTATTGAGCATAAACGCATTCATTCTAGCTATGCCAGTACCTCTTGGATATTTATATTGAGACTCTACTTTTTTAACATTTTTATATGAACTTAGATCAACAAAATCATAATCTGTTCTTTGCTCGTATATGCCAAAAAACAATTTTTCTGGCTCATGTGCTTTTGCGTACGCATCTTCTACCGTTAGAAGCAACTCTTCTTCGTTAAAAGCTATAACAAAAACAAATATATTGTCATTCATAATTTACAAACTCCTGATAATTTCTTATATAATCGGACTCATCATACTCTTCTGACGCCAATACTGTCAACGTAGACCCAAAGGTATAATTATATTGGATAGACCAAGTCATACTTGGAAGATACAACCCTATTCTTGGGCTATCTAAAATAACACTTCCTTTATTTAATTTGTTTTCGTAATCAACTTTTAGAGCACCGTTTGAGGCCACAAGTAATTGCTCACATTTTTTATGTGCGTGACTACCCCTTATTATATCTGAGCCTTCTACATTGTAAACAAAAAATATTCTTTTAGGCGCAAATGGAATTCCTGACTCAACAGAAGCAATTGACAGACTGCCACAGTTTCCTATGATTGATTCAAACTCAATTAATCTTGGTTCCATAAAATTCTTGTAGCGCCTTACAAATAGTTTTTAATTCTTTTTTTGATAAACCCACATACAAGGGTATTGTTAATACTTTTTTTGAAAATTCTTCTGTCTTTTCAAGAGTGACACTAGTATCATACCAAATTTCCTGCAGATAGTCAAGAACCGGATAATGGACATCTGTATCTATGCTATTTTTTCTAAAGTGTTGGATCAAAGCCTCTCTATCCTCCTCAATGAGGACGCACATATGATGACAATTATTATCCAACGAGCCAACCCAATTTGCTGATGGTGCAGAGTCTCTGTACATTTGTATTATTTTTTTTCTAATCTGATTGTTTGTATTTAATTTTCTTAAAAGGACCCTAAGAATACTTGCGTGGATTTCGTCCATTCTAGAATTCTTTCCATTTTTTAAAACTATTTTAAACTTTTCTCCCCAACCGTACATTCTTAAGTTTATAATTTTTTTATATATTTTTTCATTTTTAGTTGTTATAATTCCAGCGTCACCAATGGTTCCAAGATTCTTAGTCGGATAAAAACTAAATACACCACAATCGCCCATTGAACCAGCTTTATCTCCATTGAAGCTTGAACCATGGGCCTGAGCACAGTCTTCTATGATCTTTATGTAATCTGGTAGTATTTTTTTTAAAAACTTTACATTTACACATTGGCCGTACAGATGGGTCACTATAATAGCTTTTGTTTTATTTGTTATTTTAGATGTAACTAAGTTTAAATCTATTAACATATTTTCGTCTACATCTACATAGATTGGTTTTGCGCCGATTCCATGACACGCTAACGAAGAATATCCACCTGCATTTGCAACCGTTATTACTTCATCCCCGCACTCTACCCCCACTGCAACAAGCGCAATCTCTAACCCGTCACAGCCATTCCCGACAGCTGCGGCGTAGGGTACATCGCAAAAGCTTGCAAATTCCTTTTCGAATAGAGCAACTTGCTCACCGAGTATGTATCGGCCAGATTTTATTACTTTTTTAAAAGATTTAAAAATATCTTTCTTTGATAATAAAATATTATATTTTGGATTATTTACAGGTATCATTTCTTTACTGCAAAGAAGCCTTGTGACACAAAACGATCACCAGATATAACTGGAGTTACTTCATGCGCCATATCTTCGTGAGAAGAATGCGTAAATATCAGAAGCGAATTTGCCTTAGGTTTAAGCTTGAACCCCATCACTGGCATATTGAATTCGCCACCGTCATAGTCATCATTTATATAATATACTGAAGAAAAATGAGTAGTCGCATCCCTATTGCTAATAAAGGTTCCGTCACAATGCATGTTCATGTATCCACCTTTTTTAGCTAAAGCTATCCAAGGGCCGCTTTCACTAAAGCAGTCTACCTCATAGATCTCCTTAACTATTTCAACTACATCATTTAAATACTTCGATAGTATGTTGTAACTTGCTTTTTGTAGTTCCACATTAGGCCATTTTGAGTAATGCGTTAACAAAAGAACATCTTCCTCTATACTCTTGCTCTCATCTATTTTTGGCTCTAGTACTTCCATGGAAATATTATAGTTGTCTCCATGTTTGGTGTCATTTGGGTACGGCTCTTGTATCTTACCATTTACGTATAATTCATATTCTTCTTCACTTATTAAAAATGATTTAACATATTCTAAATCTGGATTTTTTGAATGTGCTTCAATTTTCCATCTAACTGGAGAATCGTAACCGACAAAAGGAAAATTGTCTTTGTTATCTCTACAATATTTTTCTATAATCTTCCAGTCATCTTCTGGAAGAAAATCTGTAAAAACAGAAATTCTGGGTTCATATATTTTTTTCATTTTTACTTAACCTCAAATCCACCACAGTCACCTAGAAATAATAGCACATATTTAATGTCTGAGCTATTTAAAATAGGACAGCACACCTCTCTATGCCACGGCATGTGGGAATAGGGGATGTCTTCTTCGTATAGTTTGATTATAAACTCATCAAAATTATTAAAATTAACATCAAGATTTAGTTCTATGTTTTGTAATAACAATAAAGTTTCTTCTTCTGATAATTTAATCTGATCATTTGCCATCCACAATGCAATTTCTGATTCAGAAATTATATTAAAATATCTTAACAGCCTTACTAGCTCATACCATTTCCAAATGTTCAATCTAATGCATAAGCCAAAAGAAGATTTTGGGTTTTTACCCAATAATTCATACGCCATATATACTCATTCCCACACTGCATTGCAGCATTTTTTACACATTGTTTTTAATGACCTTGCAATTGTTTTAGTATGCTCTTCGCTAAACCAGATTTCACTCAACTCTTTATCGACCAATGAGCCGAAGACATAATCGTAGTCATAGTCATTGCAGCATATAAATGTTTCTCCTAGCGCATTTACATGCACCCAACCATAAAGTCTCCCGTTTTCTCCTAGGTTGCAATCTGTAATTTCTTTTTTTGAATACTTATTTATTTGTATAAGTTTATTATTATCTATAACTTTTTCTTTAGATAAAAACCCAGATCGATCAGTTAATTCTGGAGAAGAATAAATTGTTAAACCATCAAACATTTTTTCAGCTATTTTTATTTGTTTAAATGATTCACCGTATCGAGAAATATCAATAATGGGTGCATTTGTTCCTAAAGTTAAACTTTCCATAGACTCTTGATTAGGGACATTAACTCCTACACATATTTTTTTTTCTTTAACCATTTCAGGAAAAGCTTTCATTAAATTTAAAACATTTTTTCTTAAATCTTCAAATGATTTATTTTTTATTCCTGATCTTTCTTTCCAAAGATCTTCTTCAAAAGCTGGTATATTTAAATATACACCAGCTATTGTATTTTTATATTTTTTTAATATTTCAATTTTTCTTTCAGTAAAATTTGTTCCATTAGATAAAATTGATGTTTTTAAATTATACTTTTGAGCGGTGTGTAACATTTCTTCCAAATATTTATACAATAGCACTTCATTATAATGCGCTGTATAAAAATGATTAAAACTAGAAGAAACAATTCCATTAAATTTTTCTTTTTCATATACCATATTTTGAATTATTTTTTCAAATAAATCTGGGCTCATATGCTTTGCGGTATGTGCGGGCATTGCTTTGTATGCTACGGGACAAAACCAACACTTTGCGTTACAATAGCCAAAAGGATCTATCTGTAAATTAGTTATTTTATTTGTTTTTAATTTTTTAAGAATATTTTTATCAAGCACTCCAGCCACCATGGCTTTTTTTTGTATATATTTTAATATCTGTTTTTGAATTTTTTGCAAAGTTGCTATATATATCATTAAGATAAGAAAAATTAAATCCTTCTTTAACATCATTCCAGGTAACAGAACCAAATATTTGAAGAACTGGTTCTTTATTATCTTTTACAAAATTATGACCGCATAATGAAATGTCGGACATATCACACCCACTATCAATATATCTGTCCATCAACAAGCTAAAAGCTAATGGGCCACATTCTTCAATGGTTATTGGCCCCCCATTTTTAGCTTTACATCTTTCGTATATTAAATTTTTTAAATCTGTTATAAATTTTCCTTTTGGTTTAGTAGCAAAAATTGAAGTATTTATCCAACCATGTGTCTTAGGAAAACCAGCTTCACAAACAAAATCTTTACTTAAATCAATAAAAGAATTAATACTCTCAAGACAAAGCGTGTCGATATCCGCATATATACCACCATATTCGTACAGGCATAAAACTCTCCACATATCAGCTTGAAAAACTGGCGATTGGCATTGCTTATAGAGGTTAAGCCAATCTTCTCCAAAAGTATTATATACAAAAGATTCTTTCTCAAAATGATTTACATAATTATGAGTATAATCTTTATTTTGCTCAATCCAGGATAGCATAGGAGCTTTTGCAAAAAGCGGAAGATCTTCAAGTAAGTAACTGTGAGTTTGCCATATAATTTTCGGTATCATATTAATTTAATCCTTCAAAAAAAGGTTCATCATAACCTAAAATAATTTGACTAAAAACTCTTTCTTCTGGCTTCCAACCAGGAGTAAAAGAATGAAGCATGCACCTATTGTCGAATATAAGTATATCACCTTCATCCCATAACCACTCAATCCAATTGCTTTCTTCATCAAGATAACTTTTTATCCATAATTTAAATTCTTCAAACCAAGGCTTAGAACCACCAACTAACTGTGAACTTAAATATGTAGGCCAAAATAAAATTGTTTCTTTTGTTAAGGGATGTGTTCTAAATGCATAAAAAATTCCAGAGATAGGATCGATCTTTGCGTTGGCTATTTCTGCCTCTAGGTCAGAATCATACTCCGCCCTGTTCACTTCTAGTTTTTTTGGTGCATCAATGTTAAAATCTTTAGCTTTACTTATGTGATATTCTAACTTAGATTTTAATAATTTTTGTTTAAAATAATCTGGACAAAAATTGTTTAACTTTATTAAATCTAAAAAAACAGTTTTTCCATATTTTTTATCACACTTAAATGTTTTCATATTCATTGAAATATAAGATGAATGGCTATTATTATCAAGAATGTTATTTGATTTATCAATGATTGGAGTCACATCTAAGTGCATGCACCAATCTCTAAAGTTTTTTATATCTTCTTTTGTAGCGGTTTCTTTATCCGGCTGATATAGGGTATGGTGATTATATTTTTTTATCCAATAAAATTCATCAACACCAGTAATGGTAGAAGCAATTTTTTCGTGTTCATTATCTGATAATTGTATTTTTTTAAAACCAATCAATTTATTGTCAATTATTTTTTTTTGATAATATTCTTTATTATCTAATATTTGGTCAAAAGATAAATTTTCAAAACAAAAATTTAAATTATTCATTAGTTTAAACCTTTTTAAATTTTACAATTATTGAATCTGCTTTAAAGTTTGAGTCGTAAGAATTTACTTTGTAATAAATTACATCTTGTATTGTTTTGTTTTTTTCTAATCCTACAAATATTTCTTTAAAGTTATCACTAATAAAATGATCTTCTTTTATTGATATAACTGCAATGCCTTCTGATTTTAAATAAATTAATAAATTGATTAAATCATTTGAACCAAGATGGCCAAGAGTAAATGTTCCAGAACTTATAAAGTAATCATAATAATCTTCTAGTATTAACTTTGGATTAGTTAGGTCGTCTACCATTATCCAATCGTATACGGGTGCAAAGTTTTTTCTTCTCTTCAAAAAAGCCACCCTTATCATTGAAGAAGATATGTCAACACCCTCAATCCAAAGGTTCTCGTCTACGTCAGACAAGCTTTCGCCCAATAGCCCTGTGCCGCAACCTATGTCTAATATGTTATTTCTTTTTGTTTCTTTATAGTTGGTTTTGGAAACGTATTTAAAAAATATTTCAGACACTTTGTCCGGCAAAATATAGCTTACATCTTTTGCGTAAGTATCGTATTCATCCGCCCAATCATTATAATATCTCTTTAGATCTTCAGAGCTTTCATAAGAATAAACTCTATCTACATTATAATCATTAGGTGTTTTCATAATTAGTAACTATGTATAAAAGCTGAAAACTCCTCTTCAGAATCTCCAAGGTTTTCAAATTCTATTGTTCCCATTTCTTCAAATTTTTTTCGTAACCAAGCACCATTTCTATCTAGCAATCCGAGCTTGCTTACATTAGGAACGATCTTTGCAGCTAGCATCTTTCTTATCCAAGCTTGTGCTGGGTCGTTTAAAAGGAACGGGGCTATATCTTTTGTCTTAACCCCCATCTTTTCATACACTTCCTGCTGCAACATTCGCTCTCCAAGTTTTATGCTGGCTTCATAAGCAAATTGTTGACGCTCCATAATCTCGGCATCAGACATTTCTGCATAGATCTCCTTGAGTGAGATAATGCCAAATGAAACATGACGAGCTTCGTCAGCCATAACATTACGCAGCAGTTGCTTTAATAAAGGTTCGTTCGTCAATTCACGCATATATGCCATCGATGCAAGGCCCAGACCTTCAACCATAATCTGCATCCCTAAGTAGGTCATGTCCCAGCGATTGTCGGCAATCGTGTCATCAACTAAGCTTTGAATATGCCAGTTAAAAGGAAGTGTCCCACCTAATTTTTCATTGGTATACTTTGCAAAAACTTCAACATGTCGAGCTTCATCTACAACTTGTGTTGCGGCAAAAAGTTTTCCATCGTACCATGGACATGTCTGCGTTAGTTTTGCAGAGCAAATCAGAGCACCTTGCTCTCCGTGTATGAACTGTGAGATCATCCACTTTCTGCTCTCTAAGCCAAATTGTAGCCATTCTTTATCGCCCCAGTTTTCCACAGGACTACCCTTATAGATTGACATCTCTCTAGTCGATCCAAAATTTGCATAGTCTTCAGCTACAGACTTTTCTATATCAACAGGAGTAGACCAGTCTAATGCGGTTTCTCCATTCCATTGATTGTTCTTAGCTTTTTCGTAAAGCTTTCTTAATTGTGTGCGAGCTAAAGAATAATCCCAAGTAAACATTATATCAAAATTAGTTTTAACAACATGGTCAACCGCAGCAAAATCCACTTCTGGGGCATTGATGATAGGCTCTATGTCATTAATCTTTATATTGCCTATAAATTCTTTGTAAGTTTCTTTTGTTACAGTCATAAAATCTCCCTAAATAATAATTATATCACACTAATAGTAGTATTTAAAAACTTATTTTTTTATCTATTTGGAACTTTATACTCTGACCAATCTGCACTGGGGTTAGTATTTGGTGTTTTAGGGCTAAAGTTCGCACTTACAACAACTCTTTTTTCTTCAGAATATTGTCTATTGGTCATATGGGGAATATAAGAATTAAATATTAATAGCATTCCTGTTTCAGTTTTAACTGAAGTTGCTCTCTCTATTGTATTGCAGTGAGTAGTAACGAATATTAAGTCTGCACTATCTTTTGGTGCGCTTACATAATACGACACGGAATAGTATTCTTCCGGGTAAAGTTGAGTATTTACCTTGTGTGTATGACTTAAAACAGACTGACCTTTTTCCAAAGTTATTGACCAGATAGAATCCATGGCCATATCTGAGTTGGTAAAATAATTAACAGAATTAGTTATCTCATCAATTAGCTTCATTGACTCTGGTTGACCAAAAGGATACAGTTTATCTTCATAAAAAGTATGAGCTGGTGATGGGTCTTTTACATTTGGCGTTGTATCAAATTTTTCTATTTCTTTTAATAACTTATCATTATCAATGTTTTGCAAAAACGTTTTGTATACACTTAATGTAAATAGATCAATTTTTTCATTCATAATAAAATTCACCAGTTTTTAAAGCTGATGGTGGGTTGTCTTTATGCCACACGTTTACCACCACAACTCTTCGCACACCTTTAATCGGTGGAGTAGTATTGTGTATCACGTGTCCAGCGTCAAATATTATTAACCTATTTGGCGTGCAAGATATTCTTTCCCTTAATTCTATTGGGACTATCAAAGGATTTACATTTTCTTTTTCTAAAGCATCGACTGTATCTTCCGATATAGCTGTAGGATGCATCTCTAGAAAACCACCAACTACATCGTTAGTATGTGGATAGTATACGCAGCCTATTCTTGGACCTCTAAATATTTTTTTATCTGCGTAAAGGAATGTGTCTTCGTCTACGTGGACATCAAGAAATTGACCGGGCTTAAAAGTTCTGGTCCAATATTCAAAACCACAAACATCTTCTATTGGAAATGGAAGATTGTTTTCCCATATTTTTTTAATCAATCTTTTTCTTGGGGTATTAACCTCAGACTTCAACCAACCATCCCAAAACATATATGGAGCAAAGCAATCACATTGCTCATCATGATAGCCATTTAGAACTGTAGCTATTTTTTCTTCATCACCCATTGACTCCGGAAAGAAGTTTGGGGTCAGTTCTATTTCTTCTAGTAAATTTTTATCTTTTATAAAATCATCTATAATAATCATTTTTATAAACTAACTGCGTAAGTAACAGCTGCTCCTGTAGGGTTGTGGTAAACACATGAATTTTTTATATTAATTAGATTTCTATGAACCTCATAAAAATCAGTATATATTGACTCATCTTTATAAAGCTGGTCCGTACCAGTATACAGTATCATCATTGTTCCATTTTTGTTTAATAAATTAAAAAAATCTACAACTGAACCTGGATCATGAATAACATCGTGGATACTCATACATATGAAGTCATAGTAACCACCTTCCCCAGATTGTATATCTTGCATTGTAACCGTGTCATAAGACCATGGTTCCTCACCTATATAGTGCTCAAACAAATGTAACTGATAATTATTTAATAAAGAAAGCTTTGATTTCTTTTCCATTAATCTAGCTAAGCCGGTGTTGAAGGCAGGAAGTGTCATTAGTGAAGTCTTTGGATTGGCTGTCAAAAATCCAAATTCATGGGTGTTGGCCGCATAGAAGTAAGCCGGATTAACGTTCCAAAAATGGCTTTCCTTACTAAAAACATCAAAATACCAAATCATAAAATCCATACCAGCAGCTATTTTTCTTTTATCTATAGAAAAAGATTCTAGATATTCATTTATAATTTTACTTTTTGATATAGATTCTTCAACTGATTCGATGTCATTATATTTTATTAGCTTAACTAAATTGTTAAAATAATTTACCTCATACTGCATTTCTAATCGCTCCAATCGCCAACTGTCGCATATACCAAATTCTTCTAATATTTGCAATTAGAGATATTCTTTGATTTTTTAAGAATAAATAAAGAGGATCATTTGAAAGATCCATCGAACCTGATTCAACTTCATTTATAGGAGCTATGGATATATTTCTTGCAGAATTTATTATTTCGTCTATTGAGTAGTCTTCAACATTTTTAGGATTTAAACCAACTATATATAAATACAAAAATAATTGCTCATTAATATACTCTAGATCTTTTTTTGCATCGTAGGTTTTCATATTAAATCATCTATCGATGGGGATAAAGGCAAAATTATATACTTATTGATTTCTGTAAATGCTTCAGTCAAAACATACTCTCTTGTTGTCCCGCCGTTTGGCATAACGATGTTTTGATCTTCTTCAGAATAAACCGGAATAGCTTCATCCATAGTTTCAGTAAATTCATGTATTAACTCTTCGCTAATTTCTTTAGGATTCATCTTTAATCCCCTTTAATGCTTTTTGTTGGTTCAACAAAGACTCTTTGCCATCTTTTATTAAAGAATCAACATTTGAATTTTCTATTAGTTCAGATAAATGCTTAATAGAGTTATCTAGATAAATTATTGCTTTATCTTTTGCATTCATTAGCTTGGTTCATCCAGTTTTGGTAGACCAGTGAAACTTGGCCCGATTCTATTACCATCTGCGTCAAGACCAGTCCTTATTCCCTTTGTCCATGTCCAAGGATTTTCTTGATTGTTTTTCATTTTCATATCACCATATTTTTGTCTAGAATTCATTAGCTCTGGTTTGTCCCACAAATTTTCTACTTTAAATTCCACATTATTTGTAACTGTACTATCAAAAATATTAAAAAACATAAATGGCATCCCAGCCTCAAAGACAACTGGTTCACCTATCTTATTTATCATCCAATTCATCTGGAACTCATCCGGCCACCAACTACTTGGAATTATTGCTGACAAAGGAGAGGCTCCGTCCACCATATAATTAGGGGAACCGCCTATCGATGTTTCATAGCCATCTTCTGTGCCAAATGCCCACCCGGTAGAAAAAGAAACCATTCCGATAATTCCACCATAAGCTATTTGTCTACCCTTGTATTCTGCCCCTTCAAGGATCTTTGGAACTGTATTTCCACCATCCCATTGAGCGACAACATCTTGTGGCAAGATTAATTCCCAGCCATAGACGTTTGCGTAGGTCATAGGCAGGCACTGATATGCGTGCTTGTTATATGTGTTGTCCATCCACTCACGCTTTATTCGTGACTGGCGTATTTCTGGAGCGTCTTGGGTTGTCTTAGTTAAAGTAACTTTAGTCATTCAACTATTATATCTGATTCTCCAAGAAAATGCTCTATAGTTTCGGTAATACTTTTTAAGGCTGTTTCCGAATTGATTGTTCTATTTCCAGAGTTATACGCAAGATCTAGTAGATCAGAATTGCAATACCTAACTACTTTTTTGCCGTCTTTGCTAATAATAAACTTTTCAAAATTACCCTGTATAGGATCTTTATTATCTTGAACTTTTTGATAGAAAGGATGCACTGGCAAACCTGTTTCCGAGTCCTCTACAATCGCTGCCATCTTGGCAAAGGGTAAATCCGTTTTGTACAAGTCCTTCATATGACTGCGCATCAACTCTGGGCTCGCGTTTGAATTTTTAAACTCTCCGTATGCGTGGTCACAAAAATCTGTACTTGGGACAGCTACTACCTCAAAACCTAAATCTTTATATTTATCATATAGATTTTGTATCGTTACATACTGCGGCGAATTAGCACATTCTCCAGTAACATTAACAAGCATTGTAACTTTGCCCTTATTCTTTTCAAAGATATTATCTTCTCCATCTAAAGACTCTAGCTTTAAATCGTAAATTGATTCGTCATAGTATTCGACCGTTGGTATTTCCAACGGGTTTATTTGCTGATCATCCATAAATCTCTCCTATTGTGGCATTGGGTAAGTTAGTGGCACATTATCCGCTTTAGATATCCCAACATTTTCTGTTATTTTACTTCCATCACCACCATAGCCAATGCCATGCTTGTGATTATTATCATTATAATCAAACATAGTAACGGCAGAATATTTAACTCCGCTCTTTACCTTCAAAGAAGAGTGTGCATATATGTAGGTGGAAGGGAATAATACAATATCCCCAGCTTGGGGTTTAAAGTTTATGTTCAAATAAGGGAACCACAATTCGCCGCCCTCATAATCATCATTCAAGTACATAACTGAAGACAATGTACATGTATATGAGAACCCGTGGTCAGCATGGACCGCAAAGTGTTGGCCTGGATTATATCTAACGAAATTTATGGCTTCCATATAATCCATCTTAAAATTATACAAAGATTCGTAATGGGTCAAACATTTTTTTAAGTTTACTTCTACATCTTCATAGCATTTTTTTACTTCTTCAAACTCTGGAGTTAAATACTGCCAATGACTTGGGCTCATTTTGAGATCAACGCAATCTCTGTAATCTGGCATCTTCACGTTATAGCCAACCATTGCATCTGACCATTTGAATAGTTCATGCGTACTATCGCCTATTGCAGCTTCTAATCTTTCTGGAATATTTAGCTCTCTCGGAATGGCGTTCCTATACAAATAAATGCCAAACTTAGCGTTGTCTTTACTGTCTGCACATGCACCGACGTGAAAAAATTCCATTTAAATCTCCAATCATTAAGCGATAATGATATACTATACCACATAAACTTTTAGCTTGCAAAGGACAACCAATGGAAGAATCTTTAGTAAGACCAGGACATTTTGGTGATTCGAAAGAAAATATAAAAATTATAAAAAACTTTGTAGACTTAGAAGATCTTAAAACTATACAAGGTTTTTTGCCAACTATAACTGAATGGATGGATGCTGGGGAAAATCAATATTCAGAAGATGGCACATGCACGTATGATGCTTCATATTGGTCAAACAGACAGTGCAGCGGTGAAATTTTATCTAGAATAAATTTGGATATTTATAATATTGTTGACAAATATATATTAAAAATGAAATATTTCTTAGAAGATTCTTTTAATGTTAAGGTATCAGCTAGACCACCGGTTATTATAAGATGGTTTCCTGGGATAGAACAACGCCCACATGCTGATAAACAGTTAAATGATGGATCACCAAATCCGTTCCCCACGTATGATTTAAATTCGCTTATATATTATAATGACGATTTTGAGGGCGGCGAATTGTACTACCCTCAACATGACATTGAAGTGAAGCCAGAACCTGGTCTTGCGGTTGCTCACCCTGGCGACATTAATTATTTACATGGTGTTAAAGTAATTAAGTCTGGAGAAAGATTTACTACGCCGTCTTTTTATACCATCACAGAATTATAACACCATTTATAATAAGTGAATATAAAACCCGCCCTTTATAGGGCGGGTTTTTCTATTCACCTACTTAAATGATGGTGGGAAGAACGGTGGGAAGAACGGTGGGAAAAACGGTGGGAAGAACGGTGGGAAGAACGGTGGGAAGAAAGGTGGGAAGAACGGTGGGAAGAACGGTGGGAAGTATGGTGGGAAGTATGGTGGGAAATAAGGCGGAAAGTAAGGTGGGAAGAACGGTGGAAAGAATGGTGGGAAGAACGGTGGGAAATAAGGCGGAAAGTAAGGGGGGAAGAATGGGGCGTGTCTTTCATAGGAAATACTTGTACCCAACGGTGTAACAGCAGTATCTGTTAAAGCAGTTTTTACCTTATTAAGATCTGCTGGAACAGCCGTTGCAGTGTCTACTGGTGTGCCAACGGTAAAACCGGCAGCAGTTATCGTTGCGTTAGCAGTAGAGTCAGCTGCTCCGCGCTGCTACTGTAGGCTTAGCGGCTTTTCTATTTTGCTTCTTGCCATCATCCTGTGCCATATTATGCTACCAAATCTCCTAGAGCAACCCATGTATCGGTTGCGCGTTTAATAAGTGTAGCAGATGACCAAGTTGTACGCAACTTAAGACCTGGAGTACCGTTAAGTGTTACCCCAGCACCAGCTGTCAATGTACACTGTCCAGCCCCCGTTTGCAGCACTGTGAGAGTAGTGCCTACTGGAAAGGCCACTGAAGAGTTAGGCGGCACAGTTAAAGTATTGCCACTTGCGACACCCATTTCAATCATCTTACCACTGTCTGCCAAGACTAAAGTATAGCTTGCTGTCTGAGCATTAGTAACTGTGTCAGTAATGATTCTCTGATAGTTTGTTCCGTCATTGGTAAATTCCCAACAGTCTGTTGTTTCATTCCAACGAAGAGCAACATTCGTAGAAGTTCCACGCTCAACTTCAATGCCAGCGTTTTGCGATGGGGTACCTGCTTCATTATTGTTTAATATAATAATGTTGTCATCGATTGTTAAAGTCTCTGTATTAATACTTGTGGTAGTTCCTGAAACTGTTAAGTTGCCAGAAACAGTTAAGTTTCCTGCTACTGTTGGGTTCGATGTGTTCACCCAAGCAGAACCATTATACGAAAGAACCTGGTTAACAGCGGCAGTGGTGATTGTAACATCAGAAAGGTCCGTAATGCCTAACGTCTCAGTGAGGCTAGCGTTAACCCAAGCTGAACCGTTATACTTAAGGAACTGACCACTTGCTACCGAAGTAATTGTCACTCCGCCAACATCATCAATGTCGTTGATTGTCGGGATTGAACCCCATTCAAGACCCGATGTAGCTGACGAGTTTGCTCTTAAAAAATTTCCATCTGTTCCAACAGCTAAGCGACCGAAAGTATCATTTGCCGAGGCAACAATCAAATCGCCCTTAGCATTTGCCATTGCGTTGGCTACATAAGTGTTAGCAGCTGCGCTTATTGCTAAATAATCAGCTGTAGCTGTAGCTGTTGTTAAGTATGTGCTAGACGCTGTAGCAGTCGTTAGGTAAGTGTTAGCAACATAGGTGTTCACTACAAGTGCTGCTGCATCTGCAGAACGGTCTGCATAATTGGTTGTTGCTATTCTAGTGCTATTGTCTGCCACATTGGCTGTTGTAGCCGTAGGGGTCCCACTCAAAGCGGGGCTGACAAGCGGCGCATAAGTGCTAGCAGCATTGGAAGTTGTTAAATATCCAGAGAAGCTAACGCTGGCACTTTCCTTTGCAGTAACTCTACCATAGCTATCTACAACAACATTTTTGATAAATGTCGTTGTGTCTGCTCCGCTATTAGAAGTAACCGTAACTGAAGCTAAGTCAATGCTGTCCGCATTTACTACTATTCTTTCACTGCCAGCAGTTACTACGTTAACTGCATTTTCCGATATCGTTAGACCATTGCCAGCGGTGAATGCACCAGTGCCAGTAAATTGAGAATATACTAAATTATCTGTACCAAAAACAATGTTATCATTTGCTCCACTTGGAGTACCGCTAAGAATAAATCCGCAGTTAATATTAACAGATCCGCCAATAACAAAAGTAGCATCACCTTTTTGAACTTCTCCCACTGGACTGTTATCTGAATCTGATCTTCTAGTAAGAACCCACACTGCTGAAGCCCCACCGGTAGCAGTTACTGTGTATATACCATTTTGTGTTGCAGTGGCTTGATTTTTAACCAGAACGGAAACCCCAACTGCTGGAGCGCCACCATCTACGGACAATGCTCCGTTAGCTGAAGCTGTTAAAGTAGCCCCCACACCATCTGTTCCGTTATTATAGGTACAAGTTGGCAATGCTTCTGTCGTAGCAGCGGACACAGGATCATGCCAATTCAACCCAGCAAACAAAGTATCTACATAGCTTCTCGTAACAAGAGCACTTGAGCCAGTACCAGCATTTGATGCTGACACAGAAAGAACATTCAATGTTCCATCTACCGCTATATTTCCTACGACTGTACCACTAGAGTTTTTTAATTCTATCAATGGTGCGGTTGCACCTGTTGCAGCTTTGATGACAAAAGCTTCATCAAAAACTGTTATCTCTGGTGCGGTTTCAATTCTTAAACGGGCCATGATGCTCCTATACGTATATTACAGAACTGAAGATATAGTAATAGGTTTAAAGGAAAATTATTGTGTTATTCTCTTTAAAAATTCTAACATTTTTCCGGTGTACTTTATGCGTCCAAAATGAGTTAAGTTAATAGTTGGGTCAACCCAAATCTTTCCACCCATCTTTTGCCAATATCTGCAGAAGCCATAATCTTCAGACAAGAATCTTCCATCATCATCTACATAAGAATTAAATAAAGCATAGGCGTTTTCTGTTTCTTCGCCGTGCAAAGCGCCTGTATCATCTTTGTATTTTAACTTTTTATACTTCTTAAACATCTTGTCAAACACTTGACGTTTAATAAGCATAAAACCAGTACCAGCTTCGTAGCATTCGACTGCTCCATTATCAATATTTAATTGATTCTCACCTGGCTTTGTCATGTGCACTACATATCTTGTGGCATACTCCATTAGGTCTTGGGCCGGCAAATCGGCTTGTGCGCCTTCTTTCACTTTATCCCAATTAATTTCCTTAATTGGATATGAAGCGGTCATAACATCTTTGTCGTGCCAAAGCAGCTTGAGAATTGATTCTTTATCAAACTGTAAATCTACGTCGATAAATATCATATGAGTATAAGCTGGGTTGCCCATAAACTTGGCAACAAGGTTATTTCTTGCGCGATTAATCAAAGAATCGGAGATGGTGCATACCGAATAGTTTAAACCTATTTCCTTATAATAAAGGAGGGCCTGCAAAAGGCTCATTGCAAAAGGTTCTGTTACGTGTGAATCATAACATGGGAGAGCAAAAAATACATTCCACTCTTGAAGCTTTTCTTTAGGGATTGTTATGTTTATTGGTTGTTCTTCTACAGGCATAAAAACAATTATAGCATATTAATCCCAAGATGACAAAGGCATTCTTTTCCAAGTATCTTTATTTACACAAATATACAGATAGTTTTCATCCCAAGACATTTCCCCTATATTTCCTGCGTCATCAGCATAAGTTGGAGCTTCTACTGCAAAGTCATTTATATTTTGAATGCCTGGAGTTCCACCAAATTTAGAAAAAATAGTTACTGTTTTTAAAGTATTATCGTCATAGCTATAATCTAATTCAATTTCATTTGAATCAGTTATTGACCAATTAACATTTAAAATATCATAAGGATCTTCTTCACTTCTTACAGTCACTGCTATTTCATTTGTATCAAAGTTGTGACTTATGGTGTTTGACGAAATTATTGGCGAAGTAAATGATCTAACTGGCCTTACTCTTCTACTAGCATCTTGGATACTAGATGTAATAAAACTCTCCGTATTACTAATAGCTGGACGCCCATAGATCGAACTAACTAAGGTATTCTCAGACATTCCACTTGGAAATGCGGCACTAGTATTGCCCATGTACACTGCCCCAAAGTAATACCCTGCCCCATAACCGCCGTAGGGTGACGGGTCATTCCCCGTTGTGATATTATAAACACTAGAAGATTGATATGAATTATTTGAATATGTAGTATTAAATCCGCCAACTAAACTTTGATATATATTTAACTTTAGCAATTCTTTATATGATGGCAAAAACCAGTCATCATAAGTAACGCCTAACACAGTTGTCGTATAATCTCTAGCCCTTTTTGCTGCATGGTTTGATGTTGTTGCTAAACCATTTTGTATTAGAGTATTAGTATTTGTATATCCATCACCTATTTCGTTACCAGTAGAAACAAGCGTTCCTGTAGAACCTCTAGGTATCAATGGTGGATCTAGATTGGACCCACTCCAACCACCTAAAGCGGCTTCAAAATATTTTCCAGTTGTGTTACCTGGAGTCGACGGAGTAATGAAGATTTTTCCACCACCAGGGCCAGTATCGCCTATCCTGTATTTTAATCTTGTTCCAATTGTTTGTTGGTAAAAATTAGATTTTGTTCCAGAAAAAACACAAACTCTGATTGAGTTTAGAGAAGGAGCACTAGAAAAATCTACTGTTACATAATTACCAGTTGTAATTCTAACACTAGCTAATATATTTTCATATGGACTACTTGCATTGTTTATTGTTACATAAACATTACTTGTACCAAAATTATGATATACATCAAAGGTTGATACTGTCCCGTCTCCAATGATTTCTGAATGATAATTAGCGGTGCCAGCAGATAGGACGACTATTCTTTTTGAGTTTGATGTTGGAACGTTTTCTAAAAGAACTGTTACAACATTTAATGATGTAGCTTCCCATCTAGCATATACCACTTCTCCACTACCAACATCGGTTATAATTACCGCAATATCTTTGGTATTTAGACTATGTGTTATTGCATAATGTGTACTTGTGCCATCTCCAAAAAGGGCAGAATAGCTTGTAGTTTCTTCTATGTTTCCAGAAACTATCTTAGATCCATCAAATTTTAAAACTTGACCAGAAGTGGCGCCAGAAGGGTCAATTTGTACGCCATTGATCGTAGCGGTGTCGCCAACGATTAAGCTGTTCTTGACTAAAAAGTCTTTATTCGCCACTAAAGTTCACTGTCCCTCTAGTTTAAAATTTAATTGTATTATTAAATTATAAAACTTATATGATTATATCACACTGCTATCAATGTTCTTGCAACTTTGACGGTAGCATTTGTTGATGCTGCGTCTGTAATTGTCACTCTCAACAATACGTTCCCTGCAGAAATTGAAGTTGATACAGTCATAGGTATTCTTGATGCGCCAAGTTCAATTACTGCATACTCTGACATAAAAGAGTCTGTGCCGTCGTGTGCCAAAAGCACTTCAGAAGTTGTGTACTTAGTGCCTTGTGTTACTTGCACTAGGTATTTAGCTGTTCTGTAAGTGCCCTTAGCAAAGCTGTCAACGGTAGTAATTGTGTTTACATCAACTAGTTGAGTTGAAGTATTAAGTTCACCAGTTCCAGAATCAAGTGTTATTGCACCAGCTGCTACGCTAGCAAAGGTAACCGCTGCACTTGTTGCAACATCCTGGCCTATTGAAAGGCTAATTGTATTAGCTCCGTCGTTATAGGCCTTGGTTACACCAGTACCTGCGGTTATCGCGCCTTCTACGGCGTCCTGAGCTGCCTCAGAGAAGTCTGAGACCTGACTGGCAGTGATCGAGATAGAGGAGTTAGAAGCTGCTGTTAAGCGTCCCTGAGCGTCTACGGTGAATGTTCCCACTGAAGACGAGCTACCATAGCTACCAGCTGTTACAGCTGTGCTATCAAGGTTTAAAGTTATAGTATCAGTTGCACTTGCAACAGAACTAAGTCCTGTGCCACCAGCAATTGTTAAAGTATCGGTACCCGAACTAATTGTTTGGCTTGATCCAGAATCACCAGCAACGGTAAATGATGTTGCTACGTTTGCAATGTCTGCGTTGCTAGCAATGTTAACATAAGTAGTTCCATCATTTGTAAACTGCCACTTGTCTGTTGATTCATCCCAACGGATTTGGACATTATCAGAAGTACCACGCTCAACTTCAATGCCAGCATTGAGGGCTGGGCTTCCCGTTACATTGCTATTAAGAACAATAATATTATCTTCAACAGCTAAAGTTTCAGTATTAAGAGTTGTGACATTTCCATTGACTGTAAAGTTTCCAGTAACGGTGAGGTTATTGGAAATCGTTACGTTTGATGGAAGGCTTAAAGTTATTGCTCCAGCTGAAGCACTAACGGCAATTTCATTTGCGGTTCCAGTCAAAGATGTAACAGCATTTGAAGAAAGGTCACTTACCTGACTTGCAAGAATACTGATTGCTGTGTTTGCAGCTGCGGTCAAACGTCCTTGAGCATCTACAGTATAGTTTGGAACCGTAGATGCATTTCCATATGAGCCAGCAGTTACTGCTGTGCTAGCAAGATCCAAAGTAACTGCTCCAGAAGTACCGCCACCAGTAAGACCAGTTCCGGCTGTGACTCCTGTAATGTCTGCACCATCATTGGTGAGACTGAAAACACCAGTACTTGAGTTGTAAGCTAGGTTGCCTGAACCACTGACTTGTGCCCTAACGTTTCCTTGGAAATCTGAAACTTGGCTTGCAAGAATACTGATTGCAGTATTAGCTGCAGCCGTTAAGCGACCCTGCGCATCTACTGTGTAGTTTGGAACTGTACTTGCGTTTCCATATGAGCCAGCTGTAACAGCTGTTGAGGCCAAGTCAAGAGTAACTGCACCAGAAGTACCGCCACCAGTCAACCCAGTTCCTGCAGTAACTGACTCAATGTCACCTGCATCGTTGGTAAAGCTGATAACACCGGTTGAACTATTGTAGGCAAGATCTCCTGCAACACTGATTTGGGCTCTGGTGTTAGCTGTAAAGTCTGAAATCTTTGCTGCTGTTAGAGTAGTAAATGTCAAGTCTCCAGCACCATTGGTCATCAAGACTGCACCATTAGCTCCGTCAGCACCTACTGCTGAAATGATCGAAGCTTCTGTTGTACCAATAATTGTTGTGAAGTCTAATACTCCAGAACCATTAGTGGTAAGAGCTTGTCCTGCTGTTCCATCACCACCAGCTGCTGCAATGAGAGCTGCTGCCGTTACGTCTCCAAGGTTAGCATAGTTGGTGCCATCATTTGTGAATGTCCACTTGTCCGTAGTTTCATTCCAAAGAATAGAAACATCTGTTGATGTTCCTCTGTTAACTTCTATGCCACTGTTTAATGTTGGGGCACCTGTAACGCCAGAGTTTAATGTAATAATATTATCTTCAACATTTAATTGTTCTGTGTTAACAGTTGTTGTGTTACCGCTAACTGTCAAGTCCCCAGTAACAACTAAGTTGTTTGAAATAGTTACGTTAGCTGGCAGGCTAAGTGTTACTGCGCCAACACCAGAATTAGAAACTGTAATTTCATTTGCAGTTCCGGTTAAGCCTGTAACAAGGTTTGTTGCCCTATCACTGATCTGTGAGGCGGTTACTGAGATTGTCGAATTTCCAGCAGCTGTCAAGCGACCTTGAGCGTCAACTGTAAACGTTCCAACAGTTCCTGCTGCACCGTATGAACCGGCAGTAACAGCTGTTGAAGCTAGATCAAGAGTAACTGCTCCAGAAGTGCCACCGCCAGTAAGTCCAGTGCCAGCAGTAACTGATTCAATATCGCCTGCGTCGTTGGTAAAGCTAATTACACCAGTGCTTGAGTTATAAGCAAGATCTCCTGCAACGCTAATCTGCGCTCTTGTGTTGGCGGTGAAGTCTGAAACTTGACTAGCCAAAATACTAATTGCATTTTGTGATGCTGCAGTTAAACGACCTTGTGCATCTACAGTGAAGCTAGCTGCAGTGTTTGCATTGCCGTATGAACCAGCTGTTACTGCAGTGCTATCAAGATTAAGTGTAATTGTATCTGTATTTGAAGTTACAGATGTTAAACCAGTTCCACCCAAAATGCTAAGTGTATCTGAGCCAGAAGTAATTGTCTTGCTTGTACCAGAATCGCCAGCTACTTCAAATGAAGTGGCTACGTTTGCAACTAAGTTTGTAGCAAAAGTTTGTGCTGCGGTTTGAGCACTTGAAGCAGCACCGAAAGCATCAAAGGTATTGGCTGTTACTGCTATTGTTGGAGTAGAACCTTCGCCAGAGTTATTGGTAAGAGTGATTGCAGTTCCAGCTACTAAGCTAGAAACATAGTCGCCAATAGTATCTGTTGAAAGGTTTACTGCATCGTTGATCCAGGCTGAACCATTGTAGCGGAGGAAGTCTCCGTTAGCTGCGTTTGAAAGAGTAACGTCACCCAAGTCATCAATCGAACCGATTGTTATTGTTGAGCCAGCAACAGCTGCATAAACACCAACTCTTACTGAATTAGAGGAAGGGGCTGCTGAGAAATCTAAGGTAACCGTTCCAGTTGTTGTGGCTTCCCAGCGAACATCAATAACTTCATATGGACTTGCTGCGTTGCGTGCAACAACAACGACATCTCTTGTTCCCAGCTGGTGAGTAAGAGTGTAACTAGTAGCGCTACCATCACCTATGGTCGAGGTATAAACTGTACCAGCTAAACCAGTGTCTGTTCCTGGGGCAAACTTGGTCCCGTCAAACTTTAATACTTGATTAGTGGTAGCTCCAGTTGTATCAATTTCAATTCCGTCAACAAATAGAGTTGAAACATTAGCTTGACTAGTCTGGATGGTAGACGGAAGACTTAGAGTATAAACTCCAGAAGTGGCATTGGCCGAAACTGTAACTTGGTTTGCCGTTCCAATAACATTGGATATTAAATTAACTCCGTATTATTGCATTGGCTGTGCTGTTCTTGTAAAATAATTTACCATCAGCTACGTTAATTGCCAATTCGCCAAGCGCAAGTGAAGCTGGTTCCTGAGTGGTTGTGTCTGATCTTTTTAAAAGTAGCGTGTTGTTTACGCCAAAAATTGAACCGCTAAAAGCCATGTCTTCCTCTTTCTGTACAAAAAATCTTTAATTATAGTAATATAATACTACCACTTTTGAAGTGGACATGTAGCGTTTTTTAATTTAGTTTTTATTTTCATAAAACAACCACATTTTTTACATTGTTGTGTTAACTTAATATAAGAATCACATTGTTCACATATTCTTAACCTATTTTGCTGAATATGTTGTTGGTCAACAATTTCCATCTACTTAAACGCCGGTGGGAAAAACGGTGGAAAGAATGGTGGGAAGAACGGTGGGAAAAACGGTGGAAAAAATGGTGGGAAAAACGGTGGAAAAAACGGTGGGAAAAACGGTGGGAAAAACGGTGGGAAAAACGGTGGAAAGAATGGAGGGAAGAACGGAGGGAAATAAGGTGGGAAAAACGGTGGGAAAAACGGTGGGAAATAAGGTGGGAAGAACGGACTAACCACAGAATAATCTATAGTGGTCCCTATTGGGACTACAGAAGCGTCAGTTAGACTTGTGGCAACTGTTTCATAAAGCGGGCTATCAGGAACGTATATCGGCACATTAGTTACTGTGCCAACAACAAAGCCTGCAGCAGTGATTGTCGCGTTAGCAGTACCTTGAGGAGTTCCGTGCGGCTATTGTAGGCTTAGCTCTTTTTCTTGAACCTGTTTTATCTCCACTTGACATAAATTAAGCTTTCAAATCTCCGATAGCCAACCAGCTATTGTTTCCTAGTTTTACTAGTGTAGCAGAAGACCACTGTGCGCGCAAGTAGCGACCAGGAGTAGCGTTTACGGTTACCCCAGTATCTCCCTTAAGTTCTATTGTTCCTGTGCCTTTTGATAAAACAGTAATTTGATCTCCAGTATTAAGAATGTTTGGCACTGTTACAATAGCAGCTGAAGAACTGTTAATTGTCACCATTTTTGCTAAATCTCCAACCACTAAAGTATAAGCCCCAACTTGATCATTAAAAATAATATTAAAGTTAGATGTTGCTGGTCCACTAGCTAATTTAGAGTAGTCGATAGTGTTTGAAGCTATCATAGAATTTGTGACAGTATTAGCTGGCAAAGTTACAGTTCCAGTAAGGGTTGCATTTGCTATTGGGGCATAATATGTGCTGGCTTCACCATTTAAATACTGGGCATTCAGGTTAGAAACTAATGTTGTTGAAGCTACTACTAACGGCGCTGAACCAGTTGTTACTTTACTTTCAAAAGTATTAGCAACAACATCTGCATCAGTATAAGATACATGTGATGTGTCTACCGGATGAGTTGGCTCAACAGTAAGACCCTTGAAGAATTTAAATTTATGGCTATCAGATGCGTCACTAAACAAACCAGCATGTCGATAAATGCCATCATTATAATTGCCAGCAAAACCAAGATCCGGGTCAGTTGGAGTAGCGCCGCTATTTAGGTAAATAATTGGATCTTCAATAGACAGGCTTGTTTGGTTGACTGTTGTTAGTGAACCTGTTACGTTTATGTCTCCAGCAACTGTTATACTTCCAGCAGTCGTAATGCTGTTAAATGTAACATCAGAGTTTGTATTTACTTCTTGGCCTATAGAGATAACCGGTGTTGAATTTTCGCCAGAATTATTTGCAAGCGTTATACCCGTACCTGCCACTAATGAAGATACATAATCTCCAGTTGTATCGGTCCCTAACGCAACAGAGTTTTCTGCAATTGTTGCAGTTAAGGTTACATTGCCAAGATTCGTCAAGGTTGCTGAACCAGTTAAATCTCCAGCCAAAGTAATCACAGGAGAGACGCCAGTAATAGTTGGGCTTGTTAATGTTTTTTGCGTTAAAGTTTGAGTATCATTTAATGTTGCAACAACCGATGTATTTACGGAAAATGTTGGGGTAGCTCCTGCGCCACCTGAATTATTTGATAATATAATTCCACTGCCAGCTTCAACTGATTTGACATAATTTCCAGTCGTACTAGAACCCAATACTATGTTCGATGGGGCGTCCACGTCAGCTGCCATCCAGTTACTTGTCAGCTGATCCCATCGCAAATACTGACCATTTATCTTACCCGTTGTATCGACATCGTTTAAGTCATTTACACTTAAAGATCCTGCTGTAGCAACATTGTCGTCTGCCGGAACAAATTTGCCCAATGAAGAACTATACTTTAATACTTTTCCATCTGATGCGCCTGTTGGATCAATTGAAAAACTGTTTACAGATAAATTAGTTGTGCTTACATTTGTTGCATTTGCAACGTTTCCAGTTATGTTGCCTGTTACGTTTCCAGTAAGATTTCCAGTTACATTGCCGGTAAGATCACCAGCGACATTTCCAGCGACATTTCCGGTGACATTGCCAAGTAGGTTGCCAGCGACATTTCCAGTTACATGGCCATAAAATTGTTCTGCTGTTACATCTGCGAAACTTGGAGTAGCATCCAAACCAATTGGTTGCCCAATGGATATTGTTGCATTAGCTCCAGGACCATCGCCATTGGTAAAAATTATTTCTACTCCGGCACCGGAATATAGTCGACTTACATAATCTCCACTAGTGTGGACACCTAACGTTACACTTTCTGGCATCAAATATGCGTCAAGTGTACCACTTTGTAAATTATTTAAAGTTACATTGCCATATAGATCTCCGCCTAAAGTGACCTTTGGAGAAACCCCAGTAAAGTTTGGAGTAGCTAAAGTTTTATTGGTTAAAACTTGGCTATCATTCAAGGTAGCAACAACTGCGGTATTGATTGCAACAGCTGCTGAAGAACCTTCTCCAGCAGTATGCGTGACCGTGATGCCATTGCCGCTGGTTACATCGGAAACGAAATTGCCAGTAGTGTCAGTGCCAAGGTCTACTGCGTCATTGATCCAAGAAGAACCATTGTATCTTAAAAAATCACCATTAGCAGCAGATGATATTGTTACGTCTGATAAATTACCTATAGTTGTAGATTCAGCTGTTAATGAAGTTGTTATTGAAATATTAGATGATCCGTCGAAAGAAGCGGAACCAGTGACAGGACCAGTTAATTCTATTGTTCTAGCAGTTGCTAGTTTTGTTGCAGTGTCTGCGTTTCCAAATAAACTACCAGTAACATTCCCTGTGACGTTACCGCTAAGATTTCCAGTCACGTTACCAGTCACATTGCCAGTAAGATTTCCTGTGACATTACCTGTGACATTACCAGTGACATTACCAGTAAGATTTCCTGTTGTGTTACCCGTAACATTTCCCGTTACGTTACCAGTAAGATTTCCGGTGACGTTACCAGTAAGATTTCCAGTAAGATCTGTTCCTTCACCAATTATGTTATAAAATGTAGTTCCATCATTAGTGTACTGCCACTTGTCCGTTGATTCGTTCCAACGAATTTGGACGTTTGTTGAAGTTCCACGCTCAACTTCTATTCCAGCGTTTATGGCTGGCGCACCAGTGATTCCAGTATTTAAGACTATAATATTATCTTCTATTAGAAGAGTTTCCACGTTAACTGTTACTGTTGAACCAGATACAGTTAAGTCTCCACTTATAACAACATTTTCTACTGTAGAAATATTGCTATTATTTTTTACCCAAGACAAAGATGTGGAGACTATTGTATTTGATTCATTTACATAATACAGTAAGTCATTAGCCGGATCTAAGGCTATTTGACCTTTTACTAAATTTGGTATTGTCATGAAAAACCTTTCCTAATTAAAAGGTTCCACCGTCAAATGTCATATTGTCTATAGAACCGCCAGTAATGGTAACGTTATTTGAATTTTGTACTGCGATTGTTCCAAGACCTAATGTGGTTCTAGCCGTAGATGCATCTGCGTCATCGACAAGACTTCTTCCAAATGCGGTAAAAGTTGCAAGAGCTGCTGTATTCGCTCCAGTGAAATAAGGAATTCTATCGGCCTCAGAGGTTAGACCAGCAATTGCTGCCAGCTCTGGATCGTAAGCTTGTACGTCTGTACCAATTACCAAACCTAAGTTTGTCCTTGCATTTGCTGCGTCTGTTGCTCCAGTACCACCATAAGCGACACCTACAGCTGTTGCGCTCCAAGTGCCTGTTGCAATATTGCCAAGTGATGTCAAGCTTGAATTAATAACACCTGAACCAAGTGTAGTGTTGCTTAATACTGAAGTCCCATCAATCTTGTAAATTTTACTTGATGCTATATTTATATGCTCTGATGATGTCCATGAATCTGTTGAGTCAATCCAGTTAAAGGTCTTATCTGTTGCACCTTTCACTGTAAATCCAGCACCATCTGCTGTTACATCTGTTGGAGATGCTGTGTTGGCTAAAACTATATTTTTATCTTCAACTACTAAAGTTGCCGTGTTAAGTGTTGTTGTATTTCCGTTAACGATTAAATCGCCTGTTACAGTGAGATTATTACTAATCGTAACGTTAGCTGGAAGGCTTAAAGTTACCGAACCATTTGATGCGGAAACAGATACTTCATTGGTTGTTCCAGTTAAAGAGACAACACCTTGGTTTGTTATAGTTATAGTATCTGTTGCACTAGCTTCAGTGGTTATTCCTGTCCCGCCAACAATTGTAAACGTGTCACTTCCACTAGTTATTGTTAAGTTAGAACCAGTATTAGCGGCTACGGTAAACGCAGTAGCGACTCCACCCATAGCTTGATCTACATATAGCTTGGTAGCAGCGTGTGCGTTTGCAGTTGGTGTTGCAACAGATATTGTTCCAGAAAAAGTTTTATTACCAGTAATGGTTTGGTTTGTGCCAAGGGTAGTATATGCACCATATCCAGCAATTGCAATAACAGATGTTGCGCTGCCGCCAGCCCCGCCAGTTCCTGTACCATAATAAAGGGTATTGTCAGCTTCGTTAAATGCTAGTTCTGCATTCTCAAGACTTGTTGGGGCACCTGCTGCTCCAGCGCTAGACCTTCTTTTAATTCTTAGCGTATTAGCCATTTTTAAAAATTCCCTCCATCAACAAGATTGGACTCAGCATAGTTAATCCATTGAGAGCCGTTATATCTTAATACTTGACCACTCGCAGCTGAATCTATAGTAACATCTGTCATCCCATTTAGAACTGATTGAGTTGAAATATTTGATTCTGCTGCAATGATTCTATCCTTAATCGTAAGATGAGAACCTGCTGGGTTGATCCCCAAAACAGTTTGTATTCCTTCTACCGCATCGTTTAGATCAGTATGTTGCTGATGGTGTGGTACTGTAGTCGAATTTAGAGTATCATTAGCTGTTGGATTTACAAAATTATCTAATGATGCTGGATAGTTTGTGGCCACAAAAACTCCTAAATAGAAAGTATTTTAGTATTTGAATCACTCCAGATTATAGTAACAGGAGTGTTGCTATTGGAGCCGGTAAATGGTAAACCACTTGAATTGTCTATAAAAAATATTAACTTTGAATCAGAATCTGAAGATCCACTCTGATATAAAACTATTCCATCAAAGTATTGACCATTATAGTCGCTGATAGAAACATTATCTCCATCTAATACGCCCAATGAGTTAACTACATTAGTCATGCTATTTGATCTTTTTTTTATAGCACCTGCTGGTATATCTGATATATATTGATCTGAATTTTCGTTTGGTGTATATAAAGATTTATCTATAAGAAGAACTTTTAAATTATTTGAACTTAAATTAAATTCACCATTTAATAAAGATTCTTTAGCTTTTTTGTATACAAAATTTGCCATATTAAATTCCAATATCTTTAGAAATTTTAATTCTATATTTATAACCTTGTTCAAAATAATCTTTATCAGGGGTAAAGTACGATGGAGTTGCATCAAGTGAAGGGAAATCAATATACACTTCTGCTCTCCATGAATGAGTGCTTACACTCGTAGTAACATTTTCCCACCTAGAAGGACCTTTTTGTATTTTCTTTCTTTGGCATAAGAAATACCTATTATTCAAAAAGTTTGAAGCAGGTTTTTCGTTAAACGTTACAGTGACTCTTCCATAGTTGTAATCATTAGATAAATAAAAATCACCATCAACTGGGTCAATATTATCTATATAAAATAAAGGATTTTTAGCTATAATATTATAACTAATATCTGCTTCTGTTCTTATGGACCTGTCTTCAATCAGAACAGGGATCGTACCTGGATCTACAAATTCTTTATCCGATGGGGTAGCTGAAGAAACGTAAGTGAATTTTACAATTTCGTAAGGGACTGTCGATCCAGCAGAATCTACAACGTTTTCAACTCTTATAAAATAAGATTGACCATCAACCAAATTAGCTTTCCAATAAAGACTTATAATTCTAGAAATTTGATTATAATCTTTTATTGTATTAATAATTTCAAATGGAGCGGTGACCTGTGCCGGAGTGGCTGCATCTGTATAGACTTTAAAGTTTTCATTTTTCAATGAAGATATTTTTATTGTTCTACCAAATTTTATAGATGCACTGTACGCATTTACTTTGGCTTGATCAATGAGAAATAGGGCCACAATTATTCTCCAAAATTATTAACTAGTATCAATAGTAATAAACAAAACGGAAATATGAAAATAGGGGGTGGAGATTTCTCTCACACCCCCCATTCTCTAGGGATTCGTAACTATAACTAACCCTAAGGTTTTTTGTTATGCTGAAATATCGTTGGTAACCTGAACTTCGTAGTTACGAGCAAGGTTAACGTTTCTAGCAACAGTGATACCTTCACCGTCACCAAGCATTACGATGTCATAACGCTCTTTCATCTTCATGGAACGAATGTCACGAGTTGGATCATCGAACTGATCTGTGCTCATTTCATCCTTAACAAGGAGGGTACCCACTTCATTGCGGTCAATCAAGAACACGTCAGACTTAGCTGGCGTTGCACCCGACTTAGCAGTAAAGCTTACGAATGGTGTAACAATTACATTCAGACCCATTGGGGCTGTCGAATTGAGTGCACCACTTGGTGAGCTTGGACGGTAACCCCAGCTTGTGTTAACAGCTGCAGCCGATCCACCAGTGTGGAAAATCGCATCCTTCAAGAATACCGACCACATCAATGGGTGGAGGATAAAGTCTGTTGGGACATGATTTTCTGCCATTAGAACAGCAGCCATGTCGACAACATCATCCCAATGGAGTGTATCGTTGAACGCGCCATCGATCCCTCTACCGGTTGTATCATCATATGAACCACTGTCGTTGTCGAACACAATTGTTGCTGCGTCCTTGAAACGGCTAAGGGCAATTTGTTCCTTCAAACGGGCCATTGCACGACCTGCTGCGCGAACATGAAGACCTACAATGTCCCAAAGGGAGTCTGCGATGACTTCCTCTGTGAAGGAGAGCTTGACGCCCTTCTTCGAGACTTTGCCTTCAATCTGCTTAGCAAATGCGAGTGCCTGTTCTGGGTACTCTTGTCCTTCTGGAATTTCTGCTGCTTGAATTGCGTTTACGGCTGGAAACTCCAAGGAGCGTCCTTTTCCTAGTCGCACTGTTGATAATAGTGGAGTCACGAGTAACTGTGGCTCTGCTGCTTCTCTAAGTGTACGAGAGATGACCTTAGGAAAAAGTGCTGCTGCATCTGGTGATGCAAAAGCCTCTTTGATGGTCACTCTATTATTTTCGTCGATGTGCCCATCCTCGGTTAATACAGTCTCCCATGCTGGGAGACCCGAGAGGAGCTCTTGGATTGTCTTACTCATCTTAGGATCTTTCCTCCTGCTATTGTTTCTTAAAGTGTGAGGTTGACGCGGAATGCACCAACCACATTTGTAACGTCCAAGTTAGAACGTATACCCAATTTACCCGA